GATGCCGCGCGCACCGTGGGAGGAGGGCAGCGAGCCTCTGCCAGACGGGAACTGTGTGGTGGTAATGCACCGGGATGTTATCAGAAAGATGAGAAAGGAAAAAAATGTCAAACACATGGAGTGAAGATGCACAGGACGCCTATGAGCGCAAGTCACAGCGCGCCGCCGAGCATATTTTGGAGAAGGTGATGCACCGCTTGCGCTGGTCGCCAGACGTAAGAGACGACTTGGCCCTTCAGCTGCGAATTTTTGCGAACCAGCGGCACGCAGAACTTACCAGCCAGCGGAAAAAGTCGGATGGATGACCCAATACCCAACCGCCGCCTACGCATGGGCGCGCTGGCTGACGTCCTGCAAGGGATGGATAACGCGGCTTTTTATTGGCTGATGATGTATACCAGCGAGGGCGGCTATTCGTCAGTTGCAGAGTGCGTGCGGGACATAGTTGTTGACGCCTATTATCATCAGGGAGAGATGGGATGACTGACCACACGCTACCCGAGGGCCGCAAAGCCATGACCGACGCAGACATGGGCGACCTCACACGCCGCCTTGCTGACACAGCTATTGAGAATAGCGAACCATACCGAGCCGCCATTAAGCGTGCCGAGGATGCAGAGGCATTGATTGCGAGGGTTTATCCATGTCTGGCAGATATGGTCAGGCTGCAAATGACCCGCGCGTATCCTTCGGATCACCCCATTTTTCGAGAGATTATGGCGGAGGCATTTCAGTTGGTTGACGAATTGTGGAAGAGAGAAAAGCAGAAAGAAGACAGGGGTAAACAATGACCGAAGCAATCCCGCTCGACATCATCAAGGCGCTCGCTTGGATTGGGGTTAAGCCGCCGCCCGAAGGCAAGCGGCGAACATTCTGCCCGCAATGTAGCGCGAGCAGGAACAAGTCGAGCAGGCCATGCCTGAGCATCTACACACAGAAGAGGAATGCATACGTTAAGTGCCACCATTGCGGGTGGAGCAAGCCTGTCTGTTAACGAATTCAGCAATATCGGCCTCCTGCGCCTCTGCAGAAAACTCAGACGGCTTGATGCGAGTTGTCATGCGACGCCCTATTTGGTCGCGGGTCAATATTCGCATCAAGCCGATGTCCAAGGCGACCAGTGCGTATTCGTCAATATCCCGTTGCGGCGTGAAGAAACAATATGACGCATCTCGCACGGAAAGGGCCGACTTGACCTCCAGCTTTGTAAGCCTGCCGCCCACGTTGGCGATCAGGTCAAACTGGCCGTCAACTCGGTATATCTCAATTCCGCGCAGTTCAAATTGGTAGGCCACCCAATACTCGCCAGCCCGGCCGGCGCCAGTGCTACTGATCGCGGCCATGATAGTGCGCCCAAGAGCGCTCACAGTGCGCTCGACCGAACACATAAGTCCACGCCAGCCAGAATGGATGCGACTGCAAGCGCCACGCGCGGCTGCAAAGGCTTTCAGACGTATCACGAAATGATACGTCATGCATGCGTCTGCTCAGTGTCTTTAGCCATCGCATAGAGCCGCCCACGTCTCGTTGCTGATGATGATGTCGCGCAGCAATGTGTCGTCATTTTCTGACAGCCAGATCACGGTGCGCTCAGCGTCGAAGTAAATAGGCGCGGCGATGTCACAGTATGACCCGCCGCTACTTGCGGCGCACCCACTTAGCAGAGCGCCCACGCAGAGCGTCATCGTCCAGCGCATTGACTTCATCCTCCGTCTTCTTGGCTTTTGCCAAGTCATCCCACTTAGCCTCGTTGGCTGCGGCTTTGGCGGCAGCGGCCCCGGCGCGTCTTGCTTGCCAAAATATGGCGAGCAGCGCCAGAAAGCCGGACGCCACGCCAATAAAAAATAGCCGTATTCGGCCAAACATAAACATCACGCATCTGCTCCCCATTGCAGGCATACAGCATCCACGATCTTCACGTCCGGGCCGTAGGTGCCAAAGACGGTATTGATGCCGCTGTCCACCGTGGCCCAGCAGTCGGCCTCTGAGGGGACCGCAGGACCGCCTACCGCGATGCAGGCATACTGCGAGCAGACGAGTAGTATGGCGGTCCACATGGTCATCTTACACCCTGCCCCCAGTGCTTGATCCGCTCGCGCATGATCCAGAGAGCCGACACGATGATGACGCCCGCAACAATCATTGCCACAATTTGCGCGATCCCGTCGAGCATACCGACAGCCGAGATCCCCGCGCCAGCACCTGACGCGATCTGCACGGCTGACGCCTGCACGGTGGTGGACTGCGCCACGCTCTTACGATCTGGCTTCATGTCTGCGGCTGGTGCGTCAACGGAGACTGGCGTCAGGAACAACTTACGCTCTGCCTCCCGGCGGCGGACAAGCCCAGCAAGCACCTTGCCACCCGCCTTATTCCAGAGCAGCATGGCGTTGGCGGCTTTCACCTTGTCGCCAGCGTTGAAGTGGCGGAGTGCAGACGATCTCTTAAATGCGTTGCCGACGTTGTATGCGAGCGAGACGAAGGCCCCGAACTCGTTCTCATTGATTGGCTTGGTGATAGCACCCGCAATCTCAGTCGAGAATTTCTCCAGAGACTTTTGCAGGTAGTATTCTGCTTCTGCTTCGGTGATCTCCATGCCAGCAGCAGGCTCGATGCCAACGCCAGCGCGAGCCGTCGTCCCGTAGCCAATGGTCCACACACCAGCGGGACACTTGTAGGCTTTCAGCTTGCAGCCCTCAAACTCTTTGACCAGATCGACGGTGGCTTGGTTAATCATTTTCTCAGCGCCTCTTCGATCCCATCCAGTTTTTCGAACACACGCTTAAAATTGTCGCGGACCTCCTTAAACTCACGATTGTGGGCCTCTTTCGTGGCTTCAACCTGCGCCTTCAAGACCTCAATCTCTGTATAGTGATTGTTGGTCTTTGTATGGATCATCCAAACAAAAGCGCCGACAGGGACGACGATGTATTTGAGAAAGAGATCAAGAGTTTCCATCGACGGTCTCACTTTGTTAGGGCGTCTTGCTGCATGATAATCTCAAGTCGCTGAACAGACAATTTTAATTCCAAGGTCGTGCTTGCCATCCAAGAAAGAATAGCCATCACGGCAGCGGCGAACATGCCAACGATGACTTTCTGATCCATGTCTACGCATCCTTGATTTTGAACGCCGCGAAGTCGCCGCTCATCAATTTCTTTTTAGCATATTCGGCGAACTCTTTCGAGCCTATAGCCGCGCCGCACTCGCGCGACCAAGTCTCGGCCACTACCAGCGGGATCGAGCCGATCTTGCGGACGCGCGCAGCACCAAACATGCTCGGGCTGACCTCGGCCTCGTGCTTGTTGAGGTCGATCAGGCTCTGCACGTCCTGCTGTCGGTTGATGTGGATCTTGCCGTCAACGAGGTCAAAATTTTCCTTGATCGTCCAGTCAGTCTTTAGCATCGAACACCTTCTTGGTTGCCTTTGCGAGCTTTACCTCTTCGGCAAAGCCATTGGCAATCATGGCCTCGGCAATTGCCTCATCCAGATTGGCTTCGTAGCCCATGCCGCGCGAGTGTCCGTCGATCCAGACGCCCCGGTCGGTGGTAAGTTTGATCTTCATTTCTTGCCCTCTCAGTAAGGTGACGGGGGCCACCGAAGCAGCCCCCGCTTGGTCATCTTAGAGCGCCGGGTTGATGTCGCCGATAACACCGTGGCCAGCCTCGGTATCGACCTGGAGGCCAAATTCTACCGAAATCAGGGTGCGGTCGGAGTGACCAGTGCGCGCGAGCGGCTTCTGCTTTGTGGTTTGCAGGTAAGCAACGCGAGCGTAGTTGGGGTCCAGAACGAACACATCACGCGAGCGGATGAAACGCGAGGGGATGATCTGTAACTCCCCGAAATCACTGACAAAAAGGTCAACGGAGGCTACAATTTTCTTATCGCTGATGTCGCGGTAGCGAGTAGCCGAACCAGTGAAGGTCGAGCTGATCTTCTGCTTCACGCCCGAGCCACAGAGGACCATCGTTGGCTCTGCGCCTGCATTCCAGCACGAAGCAATCACGTCCTTCAGCATTGTCTCACTTAGCGCCCGCAGACTTCCGTCAGTTGCCGCTGCGTTAGGGAAGCCAGAGGTGGTGCCTGACAGGGTGCCGGATGCGCCACCAGTGCCGCGCGACACGTTGGATGTGAGGAATGCCGACAGCGATGCAGTCTCGCGCGCGGTGCCGGAAGACCCTGCGACGGCTGCGTTGTTGTCGCCAACCAACATCTGCTCCATGTCACGCTTAAGCTCACGGAGCTTGTAGGCGATCTGCTTGGCTTTGCGCTGTGCATCGCCTGCGCCGTTCACGCTTTCAGCGGTGTCAGAAACGTCAACCACCTTGTCCGAAATCTGGCAGAAGTTGCCCAATCTGACAGCGTTGGTCGGTGCGTCGTTGCCGGGGGCTGCTTCACCCTCGACCACACGGTTCGAGGTAGAGGCCGCTGCGAGCGAGACGACTGGCCACTCGAAGTAGGTGTTCGTGACCGACTTGCGGCCCACGGACGACATGAAGGGGGTTTCAGTCGGCGAGATCGAGATCAATGCTGGCTGAAGGTCTTCGCGGATCGAACTGACTAAGTAAGTTTCGTTGGTATTTGCAGTAACGCCCATTGGTATATCTCCTTTATGGGGTTCAACTCAGAAGGAATTTGGCGACGTCATCGACGCTGCCAGTGGCTTTCATCCGAGACACAACCTGCTTCGCCTGCTTCACCTTACCGCTCTTGGCCGACTGCTTCGCACCGGGCTTGACGACCGGACGGGCTGCTTCGACCTTCCTCTGCGCTTCGCCGCGAGCCGCCACCATCTGGCGATACTTCATGGCGTCGTGCAAGACGCGGACTGCTCTGCTGTCCACCAGCGAGGCAAGTTCATCCGGCTCGAAGCCGTATTCCTGCCCAGTGGCGATGACTGCGTCGCGGATCTTCGGAGCAATCTCCTTGTCCGCAAACTCTGGGATAGCCTGCTGCAGCTTCTGCATCTCCTGAGCCAGTTGATACTGCAACGCCTGTTGCTGCATCTGGTGCTGGCGCTGAGAGAGCGCTTGCCACTGCTGCACGTCCTCCTGCCACTTAACCACTTCCTCGTCGTGCTGCATCTTGGCTTCCATGTAGCCAATCGGATCAGAATTGAAGAGTTCACGGCTCGGCGGCGTTGGCTGACGCGGGATACCCCCAGCCTCTAGCTGTTGGCGAAGTGCGGAAACCTGTTGCACCTCTTGTTGCAGCGCCCCGTAAATTGCCTCGACCTCCTTGCGGCCTTCGGCGACTTGGCGCATCTGCGATTGGACATACTCCTGACCCGAATAGCCCCGTTTGAGTTCCTCAAGCGTGACCTGCTTAGATTGTCCGTCCACCTTTACGGTGTGGAGCTGAGTAGCTGGTTCTTGATCGACTTCGGTCTCTTCGTCGTCTTCGTCATCCTCGGCGTCTTCGGCGTCGTCCTCGTCGGCTTCCGCGTCTTCCGCCTCCGCTTCGTCTGCAGCATCTTCCTCGGTCGCCTGCTCTTCAGCGTCGGCTTGCAAGGTTTCCTCTTCAGGGTCCACGGGTTGCTGATCCAAGATCAGCGAAGTTGCGGCTTCAAAGTCATCCACCGCCTGAGTTGCAGTCGTGTTAGCCACGGTGCTGCTCCTATCGTTTGCGACGTTCCGCCATTTTGCCGTCAGCCACGAAGGCTTCGAGCTTTGAGCGGAGTGCGTCCAGCGACCGGACCATCCGGTGCGCTTCCATGATGTCCTCTTGCGAGGAATTGGGGTAAGTGAATACCCCAACTGCGTCATGTTGTATCATGTCGAGGGCCAAACGCAAAGTCTCGTCGTTGAGAAGGCGCTCGGCGTTCATTTTGCGCTGCTCTGGCGTCAACGGATCACCCCATTCTGGTCACGAACTGCACTCTGCTCGGCCTTGATCATCATCTCGTTGGCCTTGATGCCATATTTTGCCAGAAGCTCGGCGTTCGAGAGCGCCAAGTCCTGAGCCATTTTATCCCGCTGCAAGTCCTGATCGACGCGCATCTGCTCCAGCTTGCGGCCATGGTCAGCCTGAGCCTTCTGCATGTCGAGCTGGGCGCGCTGGGCGTCCGACTGCATCTTCACCTGAGCCTTCATCTGCTCGGCTTGCAGGTAGGCTGCATTCGGGTCTGCCTGCTGACCCTGCTGCGCCTGAGCCGCCTGTTGAGCCGCCGCCATGAGTTGCTGCTCAATCTGCTGGTTCATAGGGTTAAAGTAGCGCTCGGAGTTGCGGATGCCCGCCGTGGCCATCATGTCGGACAGGGTATTACGAATGCCAGTCAGGGAGACGACGCCGTTGGTCGGGCCGTATGCTTGGAAGATTTGCATCTGCAGGCCGAGAACCTCGCGGTAGGCCATCGCCTTCTCTTCCTCGCGGCCAGTGCCGACCCCGACATTCACGATCAAGTCCATCGAGGTGTCCCAGACGCGCGGGTCAACTGGCTGGAACATGCCGTTAAGCCGCATCATCTTCTCGCCGTCGGCGTGCTTGACCGTGAGGCGCAAGAGGAGGCCGAAGAGCTGGCGCATGCCGCCCTCGGCCAGATTACGCGCCATCACCTCGACCTGACCCGCCGCAGCCTGCATCGTCGCCACTACAGCCGCCTTGGTGGTGGACTGCAATGCGTCTGGATCGAGGCCCGCCGAGGCGCGTGTGACGCCCGTCTTCTGCTCGACCAAGCCGTCCATGTATTGCAGCGCGCCCATCGTCTGGCCCGCCGTGAACGGTATTTCGTATGTCTGGACCATGCCGGGAGCGCGCTGGCGGATGATCGCGCCCACCTCGTTGTTGAGGATGTCTTCGATGCTCGCCTGTCCCTCTACCACCGCTAGCCTGGGATTATTCACCATGGCCACATTGTCGAGGATGCCCCGCAGCATGGCCGTTGTGGCGTCTTGATCATCCATCGTGATGTCGGCCAGCGAGCGCCCAAGCATCGTGTGCGGCTCTGGGTCCACCTCGAAGATTGCGTAGGGGATCTCGTCACACGGCTCGACCATGAGCAGCTTGTATTTAGAGCCGCCGAGTATCGCGCGATGCAGCGTCCCCACGCCTTGGCCGTCGGCGTCTATACGCATATAGGCTTCCGTGACCATGACCTTCTTCATGGACGGATCGGTTGCATTCTCGTCGTCATTCGGGTTCATCGAGTAGCCGCGACGGGCTTCCTCCTCCTGAGCGACGATGGTGTCAGTGTCTGTTGAGCTGTCCAGATCGACAACGTCATCAAACTCAAAGCCCATCGCCACCAGATCGCCGACGCGCATGTCGGTGCGCTGGCCGCAGACGTAGCAGTCGCTGATGGAGCGGGCGTTGCGGTCGAAGAAGAACTCTTCCGGCGGAATGCTGTCCACGCAGAGGTCGCCAGCGTAGGTGGTGCGGGCGACCTTCACGTCATGGCTGACCATTGGCGGCTGCGCCATGACCATGTCCGGCGTCTGCGCCATCGACGCTTCCGTCGTCTCGCTGTGTTCGAGGATTTGAATGTCAGGGTCTGCCATGATGGCATTGAACTGCATGTCGTTGAGGCCAGTGAAGGTGTAGACCTTGGTGGACTTCTTTTCCTCATAATAGGCTTTGACGACGCCCATCTTCTTGATGAGCGCATCGTGGAAGGCGTCCGAGAGGATGCGGTAGCCGCCCATCTCTTGGAATTTCCAGTGCATGTAGGTGGTTGCCTGATCGGCCAGCAACACGTCCTCCGGGCCGCGCGGGATGTATTCCACGAACTTCGAGGAAGACAGGAACACACGCATGAGCGACGGCTTCACGGCACGAACCGTGTCGCGCACTTTGGTCGAGACAACCCGGCTGCGCCCATCCTCGTATCCGAGGTCGCACTCGCCGTCGAAGTAGCGCTGCGCCTTGATGCGGTCCTCGCTGACATCGCTCTCAATGAAGTCAATGGCATCCTGAACGGCGACCGAGAAGATGCTCTCAATTTCGTCATCTTCCAGAGGCTTTGGGCCTTCCATCTCTTCGGTCTCGCCCTCTGCGGCGTCTTCCAGCTCGTCGAGGATGTCGCGGATGTCTTCGTCGGCGATGCGGTCTTCAGGTTCCATCGTTTGTCCTCATTCCGTTACAACTGGAACTGTAGAGAGCGCACCCGCACTAAACAGTTGCTCAATGATTTGCTGTGCGCGCGTCTTGTCTTGCATGTTGCGCGCACCGCGAAGCAGGACATTGACCGCCGCATCGCGCTCCGCCCCTTGCAGGGACAGTATGCGCCCAATGTCGCGGTTCAGCGTGCTTCTGGCCGTGCCGAAAAGAAGCTCGTCAACGACACGGTTGACGGGGGCAGAGAGTGTCTTGTTGAGGCGCTCCGTTATTGTTGGAGCGCTTTCAGCGCCCATCTCTCTGGCCGACGACAAGTCTGCCGCCGCCTGCTTGCGGAACTCTGTCTGGGAGCCAGCGAGAACCTCGCTGCGGGTTTTGGAAAACTCGGCCTCCGCTTTTAGTCGGCGCATGATGGCGCTTGCATCTTGGTCACCCAATATCAGGCGCAGTTTCTCAGCGTTCCAAGACTTATCGAATGCGCCCCATGCGGCAGGAGCATCGTTGCGGCTCGTCCCCATAAGGGCGGCGATGTATTCTCGGCTTCCCTTTTTGAATGCCTCTTTCTGGGCGTCAGACATACCAGACAGCTTCACTTCAAGCTCCTGCGGGGACATGGCAGACATTGGACCGCCGGAAAACACTTCACGGCCTTGATCAATTGACCTTTCAATGCTCGAAGCGTCAGCCCACCCGCTACGGGCCTGCGCGTAGCCGGGGATTTGATCCAGCCTCTGGTCTACCTCCTCAAGAACATTTTTGAGGATTTTGCCCTTTTCGCCGCTTTTTGCCGCAAAGGCTTCTTCTTTGGCGTCGCTTAGGGCTGCGCGAGCGTTGTGCAGGCGAAGTGCAGAGATTTCCCCCTCCTGCCCGATGTCTTTTAGAACGCGGCCAAGAGCCGCCCTAACAGGGCCTGACTGGTCTCGCGCCGCAATAGTTATGCCGCTGCGGAGGGCGTCAACATTGATTGGATCAGGAAATTGTTTTGCCGCGTCATACATTGGGCCGAACACAGATGCCTTTCGGCGTGCCTGCTCGGCGCGCGCCTCAAATGCGGCAGTTGGTCCAGCAATACGGGCATCCATCTCACCCGATATACGCTGGCCAGCACCAGCGGCACGCGTTTCAATCTCACGGCGCACGATGTCTGCCCCCGTGCCGCCGATAGCTGCCATCCCTTGCGCGGTCTGACGCGGAGAGCCGGGGATGTCTGCAATCATTCCCTCTGGACCGATCTCTGCTAAGTATTTTTCAATGTCTTGACCGGAACGCTCTGCCGCGCCGATGCTGCGTGCCACGCGCCTTGAGGCGCGACCAGTCATGTCTGGTAGTGCGCGACCAAAGCGAGCCACATCCTGCAGCGCTCGCGCGCCGTATCCGGCTGCGGCTCCAAGCATTGGGGAGGAACCGCCTATTGCTGCTCCTGTAATTGCTGTTCTCGGATCAATATTTCCAATGTCGGCGATTGGACCTTCAGTGCCGCGACCATAGGACGGCAGCGAAGCCATGGCTGCACCCGTCAATGCTCCAGACACTATTTTCCCGAGCGCACCCATTCCCTGCGTAACCTTTGCCGCGCCTCCAGCGGGGGCCATCGCCCCACTGAATGCGCCAGCCATCTCGCCTTTTGCGTAAGCCTCGGGAGAGATGAGCTGCGCTGCCTCGTCCTTCTGGCGAAGTAAATCCCGGTATTTATAGTATGCCTCGCTGGCCGACTTGGTGTCGCGCGACTTCACAAAATCCGAAACAGCCGCGCGAGCGCCAGCAATCTCATCGTCCAAGGCCATCATTGCGCCAGACTTGAAGCCCTGATACCTAGCAGCCGTTTCGAGCGCCACATCTTCGGCGGGACGCTGCTTTTTGCGGTATCGGTCAAGAGCTTCTTGTTCTGATGACGTGATTTTCCCGTCACGCTCAAGCTGCTCTAAAACCTTCACGGCATTAAGGATTTGGTCCGCCTGCGCTGGCGTCATCTGATCTGCCATGTCATTGCCCCATGAGTAGCTTTGTTGCCTCTTCGCGGCTCATTCCGGGAGGCGCACCAGACGACTGCTGCTTGAACAGAGCTAGTGGGTTCTCAAGGCTATTGAGCATTGAATAGTATTCTTTTTGGTCGATGGCTCCGGTCATTAGGTCTTGGGCGATCAAGGCGCGCTGTATGTCGTAATCAGATATTGCATTTAGCGTCTGCAAGATCAGGCGATTGCCGCTCGGTGAGTTGATGATGCGCGGGAGACTGCGCTTGAACAATTCAAGATCGGCGTCAGACATTGGGCCAGAACCGGGCTGGCGCTGTTGCGGAACAAGTTGACTGATAATAGCCTGAGCCGCCTCAACGTCACTTGCCTTTTCCAGCTTTAGGCCGAGATTAGACGCAGCGGCCACAAACGCGCCCTGCCCGCCCTGCGGGGCATTTTGCAGAAGATCAGCGAGGACGGCATAGCTTCCCTTATTGCGCTGGGCAATTGAGCCTGCCGCCTGCAGATCAAGCGCCTGCTCGCCGATGCCTTTCCCCACGGCCTTCTGAAACTCTGTTTCCTGCTGATTGCTGATCGTGACGCCGCCGCCACCGACCTGCGTGACTTGTCCAGTCGGGCTGATGTTGTAGAGCTTTTCAGGATCAAGTTTGGTGCCATACTGCGCGTTAAGCTGCTCGCCCGTCATGGTCGCATATTTTTCTTTCGGCTGTGCATACGCCATGCTGATGGCCTCCTTGGCGTAGCCAGCCTGCGCCAGCTCAATCAGCTTGGGATCAGCGCCCATGTTTTGTAGCATCTGGACAGTCTTGTTTGTGTCCGTCTGAGCCTTCCGCTCCTCCGCGCGACCAGCGATGCGCTGCGCCGCCATCTGCTGCAAACCGACATTCGGGTTCAGCGTCATGCCAGCGAAGCCGATGGCCAGCCGATCAAGAAGATCAGGATCAGAAAGCAGCCCCCCGAGGAAGCCCTTCCGCTCTTGCGGCTGCGGTGTCGTCGGTCCCATTCCATTCATCGTCTTGCCCTTTCCAAGTGCCGCCATCGCATCGGCGGCGACGGAGCGAGCGCCCGCGTCCGGCCTGTAGCCCTCCCACGCGCCCGTGCCTTGCGTCTGATATATCCACTGGCCGATCTTGTCCTGCATGTCCGGCGTCATCTTCTCATCGCCGCGCAGGCCGAGGCCACGCTTGGCATCTCGCAGCGTAGTGCCGACCACTTGATAGGCCCCCATGGGGGTTGCCACGCGCCCAACTTGCCCCTTAACCCACTGGGCGTAAGGCCCAGACGTGTTGGAAAAGCTCAGGGCTTGGTCAACTGTCATGTCGGTAAGGCGCGTGTTCTCAAATTGACGACCGGGCCGATTGGAATACCCATAAAGCGCGTCATAATCGCCGCCGCTCTCCCCCGCGAAGATGTTGCTGCGGATCGTATTCCAGTCGGCGATTGCCATCAAGCAGCCTCCAGCTCGCGGATCAAGCCAGCGTAGCGGACGCGGAGGTAGCCGTCATCGCCGCGCATAACATGCTGCGGGTGCGAGATCGCGACCTCGTCGGCGATTACTCCAAACGTCGGCTGGCTTGGGCTTGCAATGCGCTTGCCTTCGTCGTTCCAGTCCCAAGTGTAAAATTGCACGCCGCCGACATTCCCTGCGGGCTGAATATTTTCCTTGAGGCGGATGTCAGAGACCTTTGGGATCGCTGTGGCTGCAATCGCCAAGTAATCAAACAGCCCCGGCTGCTTGCTGGCCGTCTGCGTCTGCTGCCCCATATTGGCCGCGCCAACGGACGCCAGCATCGTCTGCAGCGCGTTTTGTGGCGCGCCAGCAAAGCCAGCGTATTGACCCTTGGCTGCGTCCATCAGCATTTGCTGGATGCCCTGCTGCAGCGCGCCCTGCTGCGCCTGCTGCCCCGCGATCTGCTGCCCGAAGCCAAAGCCAAGGTTTGCCAGATTGCTCTGAATGCCCTGCTGACCCTGAGCAGCCCCCAGCGCGGTGTTGAAGCCCTGCTGCTGCAGATTGCCGAAAGTCTGCGCGCCCTGCCGCGCGAACTCTGCGTTGGTCAATGCCTCGGCCACACCGTGGCGAGACCCACCAAACGCACCAGCCTGCGTCGCCTGTTGGCCAGTGGTGTTAACGGCCATTTGGCGCTGGCGCTCAAGGTCGGCCATCGTCTGCCCAGTCACCATGCGCGTGTATGGGTTCATAAACTGCCCGATATTGGGGCCAGCCGCTGCCTGATTGTAAAGGCTTGCTGACGTCTGATAGACGTTAGCGCCTACGGGCGATGTTGCTTGCGGGTTTGCTGCGCCTGCCATTTTGTGCCTCCTTAGCCCCAGAAACCTTTAGCGCCAGCGCCAAAGCCTTTGCCGCCCATTGCCACAGAAATATCATTCATTGCGTCGCCAAATCCATATCCACCCATTCCGACAGCCCCTGACGGGCCAGCGCCGCCATAGTTGCCTCCGGGTTCATTTGTGTAAGCCTGAGCCACTGCCGGGGCAGACACGGGCGATGGTGTGTATGTGGGGAAGTTGCGCGACGGGGCCGCGCCTGTCTGCGGGTTGATAAACATGGCGCGAATAGCGTCATACTGTCCCGGCGCACGCGCTTGCAGCTCACTGAGAGCCTGATCATAGATGTCGCCGGAGCTATACCCCCTCACGCCGCCAGCATAGGTGTTGGCCGCTGGCATGCCAGCGGATGGCGAAAGTCCGCCGCCCGCCGTGCCAAATGCGGACGCGGCTTGCCCGGTGTTGGCCATGGCCGCTTCCTGCATTGGGGTCAGCGCCGCGACATCTGGGCCATAGTATGCAATTGGGCCTAGAGTTGATGCGTATTCGCCGCGAGCAATATTTGACTGCGCCGCGTCTTCCAGCCACTGCGGGATCTCGACTTTGGTGGTTTGCGACCCACCCTTACCACCTGACATTAGCTCTTCTCCATCACATAGAGCGTAGGCTTAAAGCCATGCTTGCCCATCAATTTCATCCAGCCCTTGCGGCCCGCCAGTGTCATCGCGCTGCAGCCAAGGGCCTGCCCCCACCGCCACGCGACGTCTATCATCTCAAAAAGCTCTGCGCGCTTTCCCGATCCGATAAACACATGCAGAACCTTTTTCCGAGGATACACGATTATTTCAGTAATTGCCACAGTGCCTCCGTTTGGCCACATCTGCATGCGCCCCTCGGACACGGCGTCCACAATATCTTGGAAGATGTGAGTGCCGCCGCTGTGCTTTAGCGCTGCCTCAATTTGTTCCCTGTAGTCGTGGATGTTGGGCGTCAACCGTGTATCCTCGTTATTGCCAGCGTTGCCGCAGGCGTTGATGGGGCAAAGGCCGTGGCAGCATGGGCCGACAGCGAGGCATTTATGTCATCGACCGCCCAGTAGGCTTCCAGATAGTCGCCAGCCGAGAGAGAAAAGATAGCGCTGCGGGCGACGATGTCAGTGGCACCGTTGGACGACAGGCTCGTCCTCATGGCCGACGTGGGGATGTCTACGCCGTTGATGCGGGGCCAAAACCAGAAATTCACTTGGCTAGAGTTGGTGGACGTGATCTGCGCCGTGAACGAGAGCATATACTCGCCACCCTCATCGAAGACGATGCGCGAGGCGGGCGTGCCGAGAGATATGCCATTGGCAGCGGCTGCGGTGAACGTGAGTGCGTAGGCAGTGTTCGCCGCCGCTGCTGTGACGTTGCTCGGGATGTAGAGGCTGGCATTTCCGTCCTCCAAGATCACCTGACGCCAGACGCCGTTCTTGGATACGACGGGATAGCCAGACACGTCATCCCAGAGGATCACTCCGTTTTCTGTGGCGCGGGCGTCACTCGTCTTGAAGCCAAGCCGAGACGCCGTGCGCTGCAGGTATGTGATTAGGTTCGCCGCCCAGACGTTGAGGTTGCCTGTCCACGGGGGTGGGTTGTAGCCGTAGCTCACCGCTTGCCTCCCGCCGTAGCGTCAAGGCGCATGATGCCGACGCGCCAGTCAGCGAGGCGGGCGGCGTCCAAGCGCACTCGCACCTGACGCCCGGTAAATCGCACGTCGGTCGGGTTTGACATGCTGTATGGTCCGTAGGAGCGCTCGGTATCGTTTGGATGGAAGCGCGTCCTGAATGTCGCCGTCACGTCGCCCTGCGTCAGCTCGTCGGGGATCAATTTTGTCGCCCGCATCACCTGATCGCCAGCGCCGAGGCTAATCGGGCCACTCTCGGCAAACACAGTCGCGCCGTCGTAGTTGAGGCCGACTTCGTGATTGTATGTCGTGCCAGTTGTGGATGCATAGATTGGGCGCGAGAACACACCTCGATCTACGCCAGCGGTGCGCGAAAGCTCGCCAATAGACCAGTGCCGCTCCGCGTAGTTGTAGGTCACATAGCGGTCAATCTCGATACTCGACGCCGACGGGTAGAACCACCACACCTCATTAAACTGCTGATTGCTGACCGACCACACCTTGCTGATCTGGTCTCGGTTAATGTCGTTAAACACATAGTCAGCCACTTCGCACGGGATGTCTGCCACCGCGCCGCCAGAATATACGTGAAAACCTCTCTGGCCCATCCAGAACACGCCCTCGTCCACGCCGACCGCTGACTTGCGGCTTGTCGCCCCACATGACGAGCCGACGCGCTGAAAGCCGTAGACAAACCCCCCGCCAATGTAGGTGGCGCTGTGGGCGTCCTGATCGGTGATGATAAGCGTTTGCCCGCGCGTGCGGATGCCCTGCATGATCTGGCCGGAGGTTTGCAGCTCAATGTCGCCCGCTTCATTTGTGCTGGCTGGTGTCCACGATGTATTATCCTCCCGGTCAGACCATTGGACTTTGCGGCTATTTCCGCCAGCCCCAAGCGCGAACAGAAAGCGCTCCTCGGTAACCATTAACCCCAGATTACTTGTCGGTGCGTTTGCAATCACGGCGGCGTCGCTGGCCGTGTTCAAGTCCCACTCCAGAAGCCGCCCGTCAGTCGTGGAGCACGCCACAAGGTTCTGGCCCCAGTGATCCAGCGACCACGTCGTGGCTTCGCCATACTGCCCCTGCGCCGCGCGTGGCGCTCCGAAGAAGCCCGTGCCAAAAAAACCGCCACCAAAGCCCGTATTGATCACCGCATCGAGCGTCCCGCCGACCAAGTCGGCAGGCGTGACGTCGTAGATGACGCCGCCAGCCGTGGCGACAGTGAGCTTGTTGTAGCTTCCGGTAGCCACCCACTCGCTGCCACTGAGGTCAGTCCACGCCAGCATGGCGCGCGGGGCGACGCTGTCCATTGCGTCGCGCGCCGTCCACCCGCCGACCGGGCGCATTGTGTTTTCAACCCAGCGGACCAAGCTCGCCTCACGCCAGCGGTTGCTGGCCTGAAATTCAGTGCCGTTGCGGTAGACGCCTGCGGGGATTTGAAGTGGGATTAATGTCATGATGGCACCGTGTAAGTATAGCTCCCGGCGGAAGCGTATGTTGTGGAAACCCCGCCAACCGTCAACTTGACATATCCGCCCGCCCCATCGCCGCCGCCGACAATGCCAGACCCGCCAGCACCCACCACGACCGAGACAAGCCCTCCGGGGATTGCCGCCACGGTGCCAGCTTGTCTGGTGGATGCGCCGCCGCCGCCGCCGCCGTTGTATGCGGCAAATGGCGCGGAGCCGCCCCCGCCCCCGCCCGCCCCATAGGAGGAAGATGGTGCCGGGTATCCCGGAGACTGATTTCCGCTATCTGAGTTAAGCCCGCCATCGCCGCCCGCGCCGTAGTAGCTGGATGCACCGGACTGGCCAGTGTAGAAGCCCGATGCCGCGCCGCCAGATCCGCCCGACGCTGAAATGGTGGTAACCCCTGCCCCCGATATGGAGCTTGCGCCACCGCTGCCGCCAGTGCCGCCGTAGCTGCCGCCGCCGCCCTCGCCGCCGCCGCCGATCACTTCATATGTCATTGATACCGTCTTGGCGGTGCCATAAAAGTCTGCGGCTAGGCTAACCTCGCCAGAGGTGGGAACACCCGTATTATTGTCGGTGACATAAGAGCCGCCGCGATAATATTCACTCAGGCTGACTGGGTTGCTGCCGCCAAACTCAGCCTGAATTTCTGAAAGCGAGACGGCCCCAGAGGATTGAATTGCCATTAGACCGTCCCAAATGCTGTGACGTCACCTACTACAGTCAAATTGCCAGAGGCGTCGATCTTCATTTTGTTGACACCCCCGGTGGCGAAGTAAAGCACGCCAGCGCTTTCGGTGATGGTCCAGTTGCCAAGATCAACAGTCGTCACGTTTGCAGTTGTAATGGTGGCAGTTGTAATGGTGGCGGTCGTCACAGCCGCTGTGGGGATCGTCACCGTCCCCGTGAATGTCGGGCTGGCAGCTGGAGCCTTGGCGTCGATCTGGGCTTGAACACCAGACGTCACGCCGGATAAATACCCAAGCTCGGCAGCAGACACCCCGCCGAGCAGCGTGTCCAGTGCGGTCCAGTTGCTGTTTAGCTTGGTTCCCCAAGTGTCCTGATCGCCGCCGACGGTCGGGAGGTTCCAGCTATAATTCGTCGTTACAGTCATGTGACCAACCTTTGTGTCGGATTTGCTTGGTGGCACCTTAGCAGAAATGTTGAGGCTTTACTACGCCGCGACAGGTATGCTCACACACCTCAACTTGGCTTGGTCGGCCAAGTCACATTGTCGGGGAAGCCAGCCTGAGCCGTAATATCACGGAGAGCCTGACGGTAGGTAGCCCACGCGGCCTTGTCTACGTTCACGTCTGGCAGTTGCGTCCAGTCGCTGTCAGCAAGGGCAGCTTGACGGATGAAGCGAGCCGCGTCAGCTTTGCTAATGCCAAGGATAGACGAAACAGCCACGCAAGTTCCCTGCGAAAGCCCCTCTTGGTCTACTCCGTCTCCAATCCCGCCGAGCAGGATGTTTTGACCTTCTGTTGCGCCGTTATAGTTGAAGTTCATGGCTTAGCTCCACTCAAAAGTAACGGCGGTAATAGAAAATCCCGGCGCGGATGAGGCTTCGATCTTGTACTTCATCTGCGTACCGCTGGGCTGAGACGCAATGCTAGCAGTTCCAGAGATGTAGAACGCACCATCCGCAACAGAGTTTGACGGGGAGACAGTAAATGGAAGGACCGTCCATGTTGTCCCGTTGTCACGGCTTGCTGAAAGCGTGTAGGTAGACTCAGATACTGGCGCAGTTCCTGTGACAATCCGGGCCTTTACCGTGGCGCTTGTTGGCGCGGTTGCCGCTGTGTATGTTTCAGAGGTAAACGACCCAGTAGTGCCGCCGGAGGCTATGATGTCCATCTCGTCAATAACATAGCCGGTGGTCGGAGAGCCATTGCTTGCGGTAAATGCCCAGCGGTAGTAGCGGTATGACCCCAGTGCGGAGCGCGTAAGAACGTCAGCCCCCCAATCCGCGCTGCTGTCGTAGCTATCAAGTGTCACCCAAGTCGAGTTGTTGGCAGACCCTTGGAAGGTCCAAGTGCGGGGCTGGTAAGCGCTGTTGGCAAAACGCTCAATGAAGTAACCACCAATTGCTGTAGTCGCTCCAAAATCAACAGTTACAGTCATCGTGCTTGATGTGTATTGTTGAAAGTAAGTTACGCCGTTGTCAAACAGGGTGGATAAATTACTATACCCAGCTGGTGTAACGCTGCAAGACACAGAGCCACTTGAGCAAGCAGATGTCGTTCCCCCAGACATTACTGGGATTAAACTGACAAGCACCGCATTTATGCTGGTAGAGCTTTTAGCAAGGTTACCAGTGACAGACCCGCCATTAAAGTTTGCGTTGTAGACGCCGTTATCCAGCGAGAAGTTGATGGCTGATAAACGGTTCAACAGAATTTGGGAGATGTCACCTGCGGAGGCAACATTAAGCCCAGTCAATCCATTAGGGAAGTTAGGTGCGCCAGTGCCAGCAACGTCGGTGATTGAGTTCGCACGCAACCCATTAGGAAAGTCCGGCGCTCCTGTGCCATCAGCATTGGTGATTGAGTTCGCACGGATTTGAGACATCGGTTATACCCCTTGCGGCTCTGTCGGCCAAGTAATGTTGTGAGGGAAGCCAGCCTGTTGTGGCACATCTAGCAGTGCTTGGCGGTATGCAGCCCATGCTGCCTGCGTGTCAGCGTCAAGTGCAGCCCAGCGAAGTGCATTGCCAGCAATGGCGTCCACTGTGAGTAGGAGGCTGTCACGTTGGGCACGAATGCTTGCTGGCTTGCGAGCCTCAATGGCTGCAACCTCTGCCTCGGTGTAGGGTCGCTTCGTGACTTCACCTGTGCGGGCGTCCGTGATGACTTCAAAGTATTCCATCATGCAACTCCGTAGATAGTGATTGAGCCAGCATCGAATGTGCCTGCCGAGATTGTAAAGGTAATGCTAGTGCTTGCTGTAGTTAGGCCAGACGGCCCGCCTCGGGTAGACTGAGAGGCAATAGCTGTTCCATTAAGGGTAACGGAGTTGACGTAGAAAGCATTAGTGGAGAGATTAATAAAACCACCTCCATACGTAATGGTGCCTGCACCTCCCGCAGTCACAACTGCGGCTGAATAACCATTTAAATTCAGCCAGTCGTTGGTGCTTGTCGAGGATACCGCACTTATAGAAAGCTGCAAAAACTTATAACCAGTCAGATCAAGTCCACTTAGCGTCACAGACGACCCGCTTGTAGTTGCGATAGTGCCAAGTAAGGTCATGCCCAAGCCAGTCAAAGCTGAACCATCAATGGCAGGGAGAGTTCCCGTCAAGTCAGCCGCATCAATAGACCCATCAAATGCGGGTGCCGTTACGCCAGTAGAGCCGTTGATTACGACACTCATGCTTGTGCCTCCAGTGTGCGGATTTCATCTCGCCATGCTTGGCGCTGCGTAAGAACCTCTGGCTTGCTCTTGTCATAGTCCGATAGGACAACGTAGTCGGTGTCCGCAAGGAGTTGCTTAAGGGCTGCAATGCGGGAGGCTTTGGCTTGTGCCTGTGCAGAGGCTTGTGCAGCAGCAATCTCAGTCGTGGTATAGGGGCGGATGGTGCGCTCACCAGTCTGGGCGTCTGTGATGACTTCAAAGTAGTCGCTCATGTCATTTCACCCCATAGATGCGGATGGAGCCAGCAAAGAATGTGCTAGTTCTGCAAAGGAAAGAGATAGAGGTTGAGGCTGTCGTGTAGCTAGAGGGACGACCACCTGCTTTAAGTGGACTTTGGCTCCAAAAAGAGCTTCCTGAATAATTATTCGCAATACCGCTTGTCGAAACGCCAGCGTTCAAGTCCACAAAGCCATCAAGATATATAAGGTAAGGAGAGCCTCCTACTGATCTTCCAATAGCAAAGTCAAAACTAGCAGTCTCAATGCACAAGTCGTCGTTAGCAGTAGTAATCCCTACGCCATCTACAACGTAATAAAGCAGTTTGTAGTCCGTCAGCGTAAGACCAGAAAGCGTCACAGATGAGCCGCTTGTGGTAGCAAGGGTGCCAAGTAAGGTCATGCCGCCAGCCGCAGGAATATCAGCAGTCGTGGCCAGTGTTCCCGTCGCATCAGGGAGTGTCAGCGTTCTGTTGTTGTTGCTGTTAGGGCTGGCAATGGAGAATACCCCAGTGCCGGAAGCGTTAGGTTCTAGTGCAATCTTGCTCATATCAGATCACCACATATCTTGCGCCGGAGGATACTGTCAGTGTCACCCCAGAGTTTATTGTTACAGGCCCGGTAGACATGGCATTCTTGTCTGCGGGGATGGTGTAGTCGGTAGTGATCGCTTGATCGTTCTGGTAAAACACTTGGTCAGTGCCGCCACCCGTAG